GACACAATAGAAGATTTTGATGACCATATAGCCAAGTCAATCCCGAACTATCATCTTCTCAGCAACTCAATTTGTGATTTATCCACTTTCTTTCTCAAGCCTGAAACCTATCTAATTGACATAGGTTGCTCGACGGGTAAGTTGCTCAAAAAGATTCCATTCTCGGGTAAAAAAATGGGGATAGATATTTCCCACAATCTTTTGCCCCTGAATGACTCATTCAGCAATATCGAGTTCCTTCAAGCCGATATTCGGCACATGAATGAGTTGCCACCAGCCTCATTGACCCTTTCGATATTCACCCTTCAGTTCATCCCAATTGGCGACAGATTGAAAGTCCTTCAGTTGATTTACAACAGCCTAGAAAAAGGCGGGGCTTTCATCATGGCGGAAAAAACATTTCAACCTGACGGGTTATTCGAGAGAGTTTTCACCAATGCTTACTATGATTTCAAACGGGAGAGTTTTTCAACCGAGGAGATTATGGATAAAGAGAGAGACTTGAGAAAGTTGATGACAGTTCAAACCTCTCAAGAGAACTTAGACCTCGCTGGTCAAGCGGGATTTATCTCAGGGGAGATGTTTTGGAAGTTCTATAACTTCGAGGCTTGGTTGTTCGTCAAATGAAATCTAATATCAAAGTCGGAGGTGTCGCGAGTGTTTCGATTTCGAGTTTGGAAGGTTATCCAACCAACCCCCGTCGAGGTGACATTGAGGCTATCGCCTATTCACTCAAAACGCACGGGCAATACCGTCCGATTGTGGTCCAGTACGGCACGAACTACATACTTGCTGGCAATCATACCTACAAGGCGGCGAAAAAACTCGGCTGGAAAAAAATCAAAGTTACCTATGTGGATTGCGATGAGCAGACCGCTAGGAGAATGGTCCTTGCCGATAATCGACTCACAGACCTCGCTTCATACAATGAACCGCTCCTCAAGAATCTCCTTACTGCGCTCCCTGATTTGGAGGGAACTGGATTCACAGCAACGGAAGTTGAATCCCTAGACCGACTTATATCGGGAGATGAAAAACAAACGATAAGCGATTCTAAGCCTTTACCTAGTGACCCTGAAGTAAAGATTGGGATGTGGAAGTTCACCGTAGACAAAGACGCCTACGATGCTTGGAAAGCGCAGTTATATCAAGAGGCGCCGACAAAACAAAAGGCTAACAAAGCCATCAAAGAAAGACTCGGTTTCCCTGAGCGGAAGCCGATTGAACCTGAGCCATCGAGGGAAAACACCGAGGTCAGTAGCGAAGATGTCGAAACTGTATCGGTGCGAGAAATTCAGGTTCATCCTCTCAATCCTCGGGAGGGCGACATTGGTTCGATAATCGAGAGTCTTACGCATCTCGGTCAATATCGACCCATAGTTGTAAATAAGAAAACCAAAAATATCGTCTCCGGCAACCATACCTATCAGGCGGCAGTTCAGATGGGATGGGAGAAGGTGGCAGTCCATTGGATTGATGTGGATGAGATTGAAGAAATCAAAATCCTTATCGTGGACAATCGAACTTCCGATTTGGCGACTTATGACCCTACCGAGTTGAACAAACTACTTACCTCCGGCAGTATCGTGGGGACTGGATTCTCACGCGAAGAGATTTCAGAGATACTTGCTGGAGGTAAGACAAAGCCCGGACACGCTCCCGTTGGCAGAACTTCAATCAGGGTCGGCGAACACTCCATGCGAGTTCACACCGATGATTTGAATGAATGGTCGAACGCCATCTATAACTGGAAAGATATTGCTGAGTTATTATTTATACCCATAGAGGCATGTTCAACCGAGGTAGAATAAGGCAATATGAGTACGGAAGTAGCAAAGAAACCCAAGGCGAAAAAACCTGCCAAAAAGGTAGGGCGCAAAGGTCTACTCACAACCGAGTTGGCTGAAACTATCGCCGGATATGTTCGAGTCGGTGTCTATGTGGAAGAAGCATGTGGCGCGGCGGGTATATCTCGTCCATCTTTCTATGGATGGTTAGAGCGAGGTAGAGCAGAACGCGAACGCATGAAGTTGATGAACGCTGATGCTCCTAAACCTTCGGAGAAAATCTATTTGGAGTTTTTAGACATGATGGAGAGGGCATACGATGAAGCCACTCTTCGAAAAGTTGCGGTCATTACAAAGAGCGCTGAGAATGGCGATTGGAGAGCGGCATCTTGGTGGCTTGAGAGAACCCGTCCAGCCAAGTATGGTTTGAAGGCTCAAGTTGAACACACAGGTGAGAACGGTCAAGCAATCAAAGTCCAAGTCGAGATTGGCGATTTAGAGGAAAAGGTCTCGAGAGTATTAGCGCTTCGTAAGGAGTAGGCATGGCAGAGAGGCTCGTAGACAAAGTTCTCAAAGCCACGCCGGAAGAACGAAGCAAGATTTATTCATCTCTAACACCGGAAGAGAAACACGCGCTCGCCGTCATCCTTGATGCTGAGATTGAAAACCCATGGGCTAGATGGGAGTCCGACCCGGTTGGATTCATTGAAGATGGATTAGGCGAAACCTTATGGTCGAAGCAAAGAGAAATCCTTCAATCTCTAGTTGAGAATAAGAGAACCGTAGTTCCAGCATGTCACGCACCGGGTAAGTCGCACCTAGCGGCGAGAGCAATCGCATGGTGGATTTCAGTTCATCCACCGGGAACCGCAATCGCTATCTCAACAGCGACCACTTTCAAACAGGTCAGAAATATCATGTGGGCGCAGATTCGAAAAGTTCATATTGCGAACAGTCTGCCCGGTGAGATTCTCACTACTGAATGGAAGATGGATGGCACGGTAGTTGCTTACGGATTTAGACCAGCGGATAACAATGAAGCGGCGCTTCAGGGTATCCACGCACCGCATCTCTTGGTCGTAGTTGATGAGGCGGGTGGTATCTCAGACACTATTGGAACAGCCCTTGAAGCCCTCATGACAGGTGGGCATACGAGGTTGTTGGTAGTTGGTAACCCTCCAACAGAATCAGAGCAATCATGGTTCGAGAGAATCTGCTCGAGTCCGATTTACAACATTATCCCTATCAGCGCTTATGACACCCCAAACTTTACGGGTGAGGAAACGGGCATGTGTAAGAGTTGCCCTGACTATATCGAGCCTCACAAGGTCGGTACGCATCTCGTCGATGAGAACTGGGTCAAAGATGTCATGGGTGAATTCGGAGAAGATTCACCATTCGTTGAAGCCCGTGTATTCGCCCGATTCCCTAAGTCGGCAGTTGGCAAAGTAATTCCGTTCTCATGGGCAGAGCAAGCGACACAGAATGAGAATCCGATTGAGTCGCAACAGATACGGCTCGGGGTGGATGTGGCGTCCGATGGTGGAGATGAATTCGTTATCGCTGAAGCCGATGGATACAGAGTCAAAGTTGTTCACCGCTCATCCGGTCCTCAGAATTCAAACGCAGTTGATGTCGCCGGGGTATTGATGGGATTCATTGAACAGGCAGTCGAGAAACACCGCGAGCGCAATATCTCCGATTTAGTCCATGTCAAGATTGACACAATCGGCGTTGGTTGGGGAGTTGTATCTCTGATTGATAGATGGGTCAAAGAGCGCAATATGAGAGCAAAGATTATCGGGGTCAATGTGGCAGAGCGTCCGAAAGACCAAGCGAAGTTCAAGAATCAAAGAGCCGAGATGTGGTGGAACGGTCGAGCATTGGTTCAACCAAAAGAAGGCTCGCAGGACTTACGCCTTGATGTAGACCGCGCAGTATTGGCTCAGTTATCTAGCCCGACTTTCAAATCTGATTCTTCAGGTCGAATTCAGATTGAGTCGAAGGCAGACATGAAACGGCGTGGCGTTTCGTCCCCTGACCGAGCAGAGGCTATCTTGCTCGCCCTATATGAAAACAAATCCGTTATCCCTGCTATCAATCCGATGTCATTCGGTCAGGTGAATCCATGGCAGACATAGCATCCATTTATCTATCTGAGGACCATAGAGAGTACGCGGATAATCTTGCTCAGGATACTTTCGAGAGATGGAAAGAAACTAAGGGTCACTATCGCAATCTGCTATCGAGTCATGTGATTGGGCGATACGGAGAGATGGGCGCCTATCAATTCTTTATCAATCGACGCATTGATGCTTACCCATATTTTTCGAATGTCGAGTACGAAGGTCTATGCGATATAAACACCAAGATTGGACGATGCGAGGTCAAGACTTGGAATCCTGATTTTTGGGATGATTGGGGCAGAGCCGTATCGGTGGCGCAGTTGCCCTATCTTGAGAAGAAAGCCGATTTTATTTTATGGTGTACGGCGACCGAAGAGAATGGCTTGATACATGTCAAGGTTCACGGTTGGAACACAATTCCTGACATGACGGTGCGACCACCTATCATGACCGGACCACAAGATAAGCAAGTTGAAAACTATCAACTAGAGATTGAGGAATTGAGACCTCTAAGCGCTCTCAGGCTCCCCTAGAAAATCTAATAATTGCTCGACGATAACAACCTGTCGAGTTGCTCCGTCTTTTGTAACCTCATGTGAGTAATCTCCGGCGAAGGCTTGAATCTCGCGAATGACTTGTTTCCGAGCCTCGGTCACACAGTTGCTACACGCCATCTTCATCCTCCGAAAAGTTCCAGTCAATCTCAATCCATCTTGAATCGAGATAAGCCTTGATTGATACACCGAGAGCGGTGATGCTAATGAGTAGCGCTAAGAGTTCCATCATTCATCCTAACTTTGGGATACGGATTCTTTCACATATTTCTCAAGGCATCGATTACGCCACCAACCGCCAGCCAAGGTTTTAGGTGGAGTCAATATCTCGATGAATGATTCGGGCGCTTCGTAATAAAGTGGCTCGTCATCTTCTCCAATAACCTTGACGGCAACCCATCCATTCTTACGCTTGGTCAAAAAGACACAGGCAAAGATTGAGTTGTTTTCCAATCTACGGAGAGCAACATAGAAAGCCTTTTGCCCATATTCGTTTTTGCCC